GGTTGTTGGGGGACTGACGACTGTAGCTGTGGCGGACGTTGCGACGGAGGTGATGATTGGGTCAGCATCAAGTTCCAGTATGAATAGTTGCGCTCCTGATAACTTCTGGAGTCTGTTAGGCTCCTTGATAGAATTGGGGGGTTGGGCATTAATTTTGATAGTAATTGTTCCCATGGTTTTTTCATGGTTAATGCCGGGGCCAATTCAATTTAAGGGCAGAAAAAAGAAATGACAGAAGTTTTACGTATGGGAGTTGCTTCAGAGCCACCTTCTGTATCTGTTGGTAAAAGATACCCAATTCCAGAGATAATCTGTGGTGTCAATGAAGACAAAGAAAAAATAAGAGACAACATTAGAAAAAATATTCAATTAGGACTTCCTCAAGTTCAACCTTACGAAACCCAATGGGATAAAGTAGTAGGGCTGGCTTTAGGTGGGCCTACATTAAAGGAAACTTTTCCTGATTTATTAGAGAGGCGTCAAAATGGGATGCCAGTAATTACTGTTAATGGCTCCCATAGGTTTTGTATGACAGGCGGTTTGATTCCTTCAGCTATGGTAATGTTAGATAGCAGAGAGTTTAACAATCGTTTTGTTTATCCTTTAGCGGAAGATTGCAAATATTTCATCTCTTCTCAGTGTCATCCTTCTGTATTTGAGAATCTAAAAAATAATCAAGTATGGATATGGCATTGTGCAGGAGATGATAATGTTGATCTTTTGAAAGAGGTATATGGTGATGAATACTTCCCAGTTATGGGAGGTGCTACCATAGCATTGAGGGCTGTTCATTTGTTAAGGATGTTAGGATTTCATAAGTTTGAGTTGTATGGATTTGACAGTTGTATTATGGGAGATCATCATGCTTATGAACAACCTGAAAATGATGGTGAAGAAGTTTTAGATGTAATGGTATCTGGAAAGGAATTTCTATGTACTGCGGCTCATTACCATCAAGCAAAAGAGTTCGTTGATATGATTTCAAAAACTGGCGAACATTATGATCTGGCTGTTCATGGGAATGGTCTTATTTCACATATAATCAAAAATCCAGATTCATTGAGGATTAAAGAGGAGGTAGTATAAAATGGCGGCTACTGCTTGGAGTTTTTACAATTCCTTTAGGGAATATATAGGCAATGGTCAGTTTGATCTAGACGGTACAAGTGTTGGTTTCTATTTGGCATTACATACGAGCGCGGGAAGCGCCAATGTAAATACAAAAACGTTATCAACGCAAGCATCACTTGCTAATGAGGTTGCTAATGGCAATGGTTATACGACTGGAGGTGCATCCGTTACATCACGGACATGGGCTTCTGTTGCAACTGATAAGTATCGTTTTGATTCAACTGCTGTTGTATGGACTGCTACTGGCGGAACAATTGCGGATATTAAGTACGCAGTTATCTATCAGTCCGGTGGTAAATTAGTGTGCTTTTCTAAATTGACTACATCTCAGTTTACATTAGCAGAAGATAATACGCTTACTGTCACGCCAAGTGCCAGTGGCATATTTGAACTAGCATAGGGGGTGCATCATGCCAGTAGAAACAGCTACATATATTAGTCAGCTATCGGCTACAAATCCTCTAGGTACAGACGCAATATCACAGGGTGATGATCAGATTCGTCTCGTCAAATCTGTATTACAGGCCCAGTTTACTAGCCTTGGGACGGCGGCAGTTACAGCAACTGCGGCTGAGGTAAACTTAATTGATGGATACACTGGTACGACGGATGAATTAAACACTCTCGATGTTACTACCCAAGGAACTTCAGAAGCATCTAAAGTATTGACAGCGGATGCAAGTGGAGATGTTACGATTGCTGATGGGGCGTATGATTTTGATGTTGCTTCACATGACGGAACAAATGGGTTGAAGTTAGCAGGTACTTTAGTTACAGCAACTGCGACTGAGTTAAATTTAATTGATGGGTATACAGGCACAACGGATGAATTAAATACTTTGGATGTTACCACGCAAGGTACAGCAGAAGCATCTAAAGCTGTTACTTCTGATGGATCATTGGTTACTAATTTTGCTGATGGGGTTGTACAGCGTCCAGAGTTAAAGGATTATTCAGAAACTAAAGTTGCTTTATCTGCTGCGGCTACTGTAGATATTGATGTAACAACAGGAAATGTATTTACTATTACCCCAGATCAAAATACTACTTTTACTTTTAGCAATCCCTCCGGTACTGGAAAATCATGTGCGTTTACTTTAGTATGGACACAAGATTCATCTGATAGAACTATAACTTGGCCCACTGAAGTAGATTGGGCTGGAGGTTCTGCTCCTGATGTAACTAGTGGCTCTGCAAAAATAGATATTTATACCTTCTTTACAATGGATGCGGGAACTATATGGTACGGCTTCCAAGCAGGCGCCGATATGGCAACGCCAAGTTAAGGAGAATATTATGCCTTTAGGAACAGAAAAAGCCTCATTGCTTGGAGCCGCCGCTGGTGGTACATCCCAGTATTTTGGAGATGGGTCAGATGGTGCACTAGATACTACGGGTAGTGTTAATCTTACTGTGCTTAATGAGTCTGGATATGATGGCGATATGGTATTAGCGCAGTACACAACTCTTGATGTAAATAGTGGTCATACGTTAAGTGTAGACGATCAATGTAGGGGTATGTTTATATATGTAGTAGGTAATTGTACTATTGCTGGTACTTTATCAATGGCAAATAAAGGTTGCTATTGTGATCCAACTACCTCTGGCGCGAGTGATAATTCGGCTGTAAGTTCTGATGGGTTAAGATTGCCTATGCTAACTTCTGGTGGTTCGGATACATTAGAAGCGGCTGACTTTGCTGGATGTGGAGATGCGGTAATTGCCGCTGTTGAAAATCAGAAGGGTATTTCAGGAGATGGTACTATTTTTAAAGTAGCTCAGGTTGGATCATTAGGTGGTTCGGGAGCTAATAAAGGAAGTGGTGGGAATGCCAACCGTCTGTCTGGGGGTGGTGGTGCTGGAAATGCTGGAACGACTGGCGCTGCTACCATTTCGACGGCTGGCGGAGGCGGAGGCGGCGCAAGTGGTCGATATTGCAATGCTATTGCCAATGCTGGTGGGACAGGTGGTGCTTTTTCAGGAGGCGCGGGTGCTGGGGGAACTGGTTGCCACGATGGAGGCGGAACATGTGGTAGTAGTGGTATAGTAGGTAGTTATGGTGCGACTGGCAGGAATGCTACTTGTTGTGGAAATCAAAACCAGTTTAGCGCTGGTGGAGGTTCTGGTCAGACAGCTGGAAATAAGTGTGCACAAGGATCAGATGGAAGTGGTGGTGTTGGCGGTTTAATATGGTTAGTTGTTGGTGGCGACCTTACAATTACTGGAACAGTAACTTGTGCATCTTCAGGTGGTGGCGGTGGTGGTAATGCCCCCGGTGCTGGAACTGGTGGTGGTGCGGCTATGATTTTACATGCTGGCACTCTTTCAAATTCTGGAACACTTACTTTTTCAGGTGGTTCAGGCAGTGGCGCAGGTGGAACAGGAGGCTATCATATTGCTCAAGTCAGTGCGGCATGATGACAATGTTATTCCATTCTGATGTAACACCCGTAACAAGCGAAACCAGTCCCTGTAACACGGAAAATGGCTTAAACACTGGATGTAACGGCGTAACATTTGTTCTGCGAGGGTGGATCAGAGGTATCCACCTATACCCCCTGTGTAACTGTTACAGCGTTACAAGGAGGGTGGCATAATGAGTGAGTGTGAAAATTGTGGTGAGGATGCCACAATTAAAGAACCTATGACTTATAATAAGTCAGCGGCTAGTAGATTTAAAATTTGTCAAGAATGTGAATACCTAAGCCCAACACTCAACATGTGTAAAAAATGTTTATGTTTCATGTTGTTAAAAGTTAAACTAACTTGGGAGAAATGTCCCATAGGAAAATGGTAGAATTACCTACATAGAGGAAAAATAATGTACGCTAAAATTGAGAATGATACAGTAGTTCAATATCCATATGGGATAACCAGATTGAGGGATGACCATCCTAATACTTCTTTCCCAGTGAATTTTCTGGATAGTCCAGAAGCGGCTGATTACAATGTTGCTATTGTGAAAGATGTGCCACGGCCCAAAAAGGCTGGATTCAAATATGTTGATACTGGGCCAGTTATGGTTGACGGTGCTTGGACTCAAGTTTGGGAAGAGCAACGAAAAGAATTGGATGAACTCACAGCATTAGATATCCATGAAGTTGAAGCACCTGAGCAAGAGTTTCATTGGACATTAGATGCGGGGCCAAGCTGGGATGGAGAAAAGTATGTTCAGAGTTATGAATTGATTCCAATGAATCCTATAGAAAAAAGAGTACAAGAGTATGGCTCGGTTGAAAGACAGATTGAATTCATTACAGAGCAGGGATTAGAGGCTTGGCAAGCAGAAGTAGCAAGGATAAAGGAAAAGCATCCTAAATAATGACGTATGAGGTAATAGATGATGCCATCTCTGAAGATGGCTTTCATACGATGTACTGATCATAGGGCTGGTAGATTTAATATAAATGTGAATTATTTTTAATGAAGAGAATTCACTTTGTAACTGGGTTTCCTAGATGTGGTAATACATTACTAGGTTCAATCTTAAATCAGAACCCAAAGATAAATGCCACTTCTCATTCTATTGTTCCTGATGTAATGATGAACATTCATCATATAAAATTAGAGAGTGGTACATTACCCCAACATTGGGCGTATAAAACATTTCCAGATGAAAAATCATTAGACAATGTTTTAAAGAATGTCTTTAATATGTATTACAAAGATTGGAGTGGTGACATTATATTAGAACGTGGTGATTGGCTAACCCCTTACAATTTTAATGTGTTGACCAAATACTTTGATCAAGAAATTAAAATTGTAGTTTTAGTTAGAACTATCACAGATATCATAAAGTCTTATATAAATTTATGTAATCAAGACCCGCGATTCCACATAAATTTGATGTATGATGAACTTGATCCTACTACTTTATATAAGAGTCCTTTAGAAGAAAAATGTGATTTAATTATGCAGAGAGGGAATTATATTGATTCCGTCCTATATGGTATAAAGTGGTTAATAGATAACAGCCACAAAGATAAGCTGTTGTTTATTGAATACGATGATCTTGTTGGAGATACTATATCTGAATTAAAAAAGATATACGATTTTTTAGATATTGAATTTTACAATCATAGGTTATCTAACCTATCTCCATTTGAAGCAAACGGTGTTACTTATAATGATGAGTTTATAGGTGGGGATATGCATTCTATTCGTATTGATGGTGTAGAAAAGATTGATCATGAAATAGAACTTCCTGCTAAAGTAATGGCGAAGTACTCAGGATTAGAAAGTTGGAGATAAAAATATGCGCTGATAAGAGTAACACTTCAGACTTTTGCAAGGTGAAAATGAATGGCAATAACAACATGGGCCGCGACAACAGGGAATTGGGACGATTCCAAATTCGATAGAGGGTGGGATGGCCCTGCTATATCTCCTGCTAAAGGAGATTTAACTTTAAGTGGCTCTGCTCCTTCTCTTCAAACAGGGTTCTTTATTTCTCCAGATGTTCTTAATCTCGAATTAATACAATCTTACGAGTGGAACCAACTTACTGAGTCATGGGAAGCGGGAATAGGTAATTGGGAATCAGGCCCACTTCCACATGTTGCTGTTTCAGACCCAAGAAATCCAGCTAATGCTGATCTGACACTAACTGGGAGTTCTGCCCCGAAGGTAGGAATTGAATATAAATTCCCGATTGCGGTTGGAGAACTTCCAATCACCACAACTGCTCCTTCTGTAGGAGAGGCGCTTCATATAACGCCGGGTGTTGCTAGTATAGAGTTCATCCAATCCTATGAATGGGATCAGATGTCTGCCGCATGGATTGAGACATCTTATAGTTGGGAGACTGGGCCATCACCCAGTATGGCTATAGGAACGGGAATATCTCCAGATAATGCAGATGTAACCCTTTCCGGTGGTTCGGCCCCATCGCTTACTTTTGAATTTAATATTATTCCAGATAATGCTGATCTAACGATTACTGGAACGGCTCCTGTTGATAATCTTGGAAAATCGTTTGATGTAGCAAATGCCGATCTTGAAATAGTTCAGTCTTATAACTGGAATAATTATGGTGGAACTTGGGATGCTTCCACGGATAATTGGGATGTTGCTCCGTTTGTACCAACTGCTGTAGAAGCTGGACAGAATCAACCAGATAATGCTGATCTTACTTTAACAGGACAAGTGCCTGATTGGAGGCTTGCCCAACTTTGGTATGTTCCAACTCAAGATTTAACCCTATCTACTACCGCACCTGATGCACCGATAGGCCCATCTATTGAAATTGGTAAGGGCGAACTTGCCATTCTGCAATCATATAATTGGGATACATATGGTGGTCTTTGGAACAATGCGTCTAGCAATTGGGACGATGCTCCTTTTGTTCCCCTTGCTTCAGAAACAAGCCATGGTCACGTACCAGAGGCAGACCTAACATTAACAGGACAAGTTCCTGTTGCTTCAGAATCAGAACACCACTCAATACCAGTTGCCGCTGAATCAACTCTTACAGGGTTTATTCCAGCTATAGGCGGAAACCATTTTAGAAGCCCTGCCAAGGGAGATTTAACAGGATTAAGTTCTGCTACTTGGGAGACTTATGGGGGTGATTGGGCAAGTGCGAGTGATGCTTGGGGGATTGGTACAATATCTCCAACAGTAGGTATAACCTATACATTCCCCATAGATGATGGTCAGTTGGCTCTTACTCCGTATGATCTACAGTGGCCTTTAGTGGGAGACCCCTACTATAAACCACAGGTAATAATATCATGAGCAGTAAAGAAAAAAGAATACAGTGGATGGAATATGTCGATAAGACTGATCTAGAAAGAAGAACTAAACCTGTTGTTACTTATGTTTTTAATGATGGAAAGAGAATTTTCCATAAAGCAAAGAGGCCATCTAGTGGAGTTAGAAAAAGCGGATAAATTTAATGTACATGATTTTTCTCT